CTTCAATTGATGCAATGATTGTTGCTGAACGTGCATCTTCGTCTGACATGAGGTCATCGAGGAGAGCGAGGTCAACTCTCTTACCCATTTCCTTTGCTCCCCTAACTCCAGTCTTCGCACCATAGCCTTTAACAATAAGCTTTTTACCTGCGATATTTTCGAACTCATATCTGACATCTGTAAACCTTGTTTTTGGAATATACTTTCTAAGGAACTCAGAGTTTTCCCAACGATACTCAAGGTTCTTACGCATGTTTTTTACACCGTTTTCTATTGAATCACTTACATATATAGCAATATCAACTTTACCAAATCCAGGAATTTCACCATAGACTGCAAGGTACAGGAATAAATACTCACCCATCAGTGTAGTCTTGGCGGAGCCACGATAGAGCATGTTCACAATTGACATGTCTGGACCAGCTATAGCGTCAAGCATCTTCATGTGCAGTACAGGGGTTTTATTCTCTTCACCTTCCGTACCGTTTACCAACTTAATAAAGTTTACGAACTCAAGTGCAAATACCGAGGGTATATATGTTGGGTCGTCTTCGTAGCTTACTTTATCTAGCCATTCATCAACAGTGTACGTGTGTTGCACAGCATGTAAGTGTTGAGCTGTTACTGCACTCATCTTACAATCCTTACGTTTGGCTCACGTTCCCTCATATACTCTCTAAAATAATCAGTGTCTTGACCTCTTGCTGGTTCAAATGTATTGCCCTGAAAATCTCTTCCCCATCTTCCACCAGGATTGCGTTTTGTTGCATATACAGACCTATTACTGAATGTCGGATGCCATGGCATTTTGCCAGAATCTGAACCATGTCCTCTGGGGTCAAGCAATCTTTCGGTTGGGTTATCTTTTGAGTAGTCGTAATCAAAACCTAATCTACCGGAGATTCTTGCATTCTGCTCTGAAAGTCTTAGGTCTGGTCTTGCAAATGCTGAACGAGTAGCGAATTCTTCTAGAGTCATAAGAGTATCCTTATCTATATATTACTGCACTACCAAAACCGTTAGGATGCTGAAGTGATTGCATTTGATTGTTGGCTCTATTTTGAGAGACAATAGCATTTCCATTTATTACGTTTGGTCTAGACATTGGCAATTGTTTTTGGGTGAATGCTGAGTTTGCATATCTGATGTTTGTGTCTCCTGGTCCGGTATGTTGTCGAGATACTGGCTTCTGTGCGGCACGATATGCCATGAGTTCATCTACATTCATACCCATAATTACTGGGTCTATGTTTGCTCTAATTTGTTCCATTGGAATTGCATCATGCATTCTTCTATCATATGCATCTTGCATTCTTTGATTTTCCATTATAGAAGCGTCTAGTTGAGCTCCGGTTCGCTCAGGTATAGTTTTAATTGAGAATCCCATGATATATCCTTGTAGAGTTTTGAACAATTATATCATAGTTTGTTTTATATGGTCTGGTTTTTACTTGGAGGAAGCAATAATGAGAGGAGACCGGTCCCGAACCAAACCAACAGAACCAGTCATTGGTATTTTACACTATGTTTCCTTTAGTGCCAAGTAATCTGTGGAGTCACTCTCATTCTATCGTTCGCTCTCTTTCTAATGTTCTTATATTTTCGTTTATTCCAATCCCCAAGTGAGTCCTTAATCATAGGATGCATGATATTACCGTTTGGTCTTCTGCTTCTCACGCACTGATAACACGTACCTTGCCATGTGAATGCCATGCGTCCACCACCTGCAGGCTTAAGTGTCACAGAACCACTGTCTTTTACCTGCTGTAATCCGCACCAGTTACACTCATACATCCTCAACATCAATAATCTCCTCATGCATGATTCTACTCTCTGCTATTTGAAGACTTGTTACTGTGCCTGCAGCAATTGAGGTTTGCTGTTGGAGTGCTAGTCTCATCATTTCATCTCTAAGTGCTTGTACTTCGTCTGTTCCTTTTACTCCTACGTCAATCTCTATCTTGGTGACTTCATTTGGAGCTGTGTACTTCAGAACACTCTCTGCTGCAGCAATTCTGTCCTGGTCTCTGATTGAGTTGTACATGCGGTCATATTGCACATTGAGTGCATCCTGAAACATTGGGGCATTTAGTATCTTGCTTGGCATGAGTGCCTGCTCAGCCAGTGTTTTTACCAGGTCATTCGTTTTATATGCAGTCACAAATGGTGATATTTTCTTGCTGCGAACCTCGTCTTCTGTCATTCCCTCTGCTGTCCATTTGGCCATCAGTCTTTCATATCTATCTGGGAAGGTAAGATGATAGGCATCTATGTCCGTATTCTGCAGTAATTTGTGTGCTACATATTTTACACCAGACATATAGTCTTTTGTGCTATATAATCCACTCTTCAAGACAGAAGACATGGACAAGAAATTCTGTTTGTAGTGCTCTGCAAAGTCTTCACCATGTTCGCCTTCTAGCTGGTTAAACACCTCCACAACGTGGTTCGTAATCATTCCTCTACTATGTTTCGGCGTAGCAGCTTTCAGTTCTTCAATTGTCATTTCATCATCTCCTGGTACTTTTCAACCTGTTTCTTGTACGCTTCACAATCTTTCTCGTTCTGCTCTTGCACAGTCATTTGAATCCTTTAGGTTATGTTGAGGTAAGTATACCAGAAATAATATAATTTTTTATATAAGTTTTTCGAATATTTTCAATAGGGGAAATTTCATATTTTCCTACCAATGTAGCATAATTATAACTTTTTGTTATTTTCTTATTGTGAAAATTCTGCACTTGATTACCAATGTAGTGAGTATTCCTTCCTTATACACACTGAGTGATACCCCCCCTAGTAAACCTCAGTGACCATAGAGAAGCACTAGGCACAGCCTACACTCACCACGTAGCCCAGCACCCATGGCCTCACCCTCATGCTGCTTGGCTACGTACTCACCATCATGTGCACACGCACCACACACCCACTGTGCTGTGCCCATCATGGTGCGTACACCACGCATACATTCCTATAAGGAACTCATATGTTTAAACTAACATACAACATAGCTAATGCTGTCTTCCTCGCAATACTCAAGCTACTGACTATACCACTCTGGTTCATATCAGCCATCTTAATTGATGTGCTCTATGGATTGACTGGACTACGCTTCTTCCGTAGAGCTCAGGCCCTTATCGTACTACGAATGAGACAACATTTCCCGCTTAACTAGCTCGTATCCTCCTAACCGAGGATATCATGGTGGTTATAAACTATCTGTCCAACATGACATTAAACTGAAACATATAAGGAGTCTTAAATGACTTTATCAACTATATCGAACATGACTGACACTAACTCAATGATGGTAACTAAAGACATGAATTCATGGATTAACGAATTCAATAACGCTGCAAAGCTTATCTGCTCTACTTACCGTGATGACACTCTTGGTGTTGGCTACAAGGTACGTTCTTCTGTAATGGAAGGGCTTTGTACTAAACTAGAAGGTGTTCTTAATGACCTAACAAGTACTTCATACACATTTGTTGTTTATTGGGAACAAGAGGTAGAGAATGATATCTATCTTGAGATAGAACTTAGACATTAACTAGCTAGAACCAACTCTCTCCATCCGTTGGTTCTTTGGTGGTTAACACAACACCCTATTCATCATAGATGGGTAGACCATAGTATATGTTCATACGGGACTAGAGCCCTGAGAACAAGGAGTATAACATGGCAAACATATTTAAGAAATCAATTGTTAACACGGGTGAGTTTGGTAAGAACGTAGCGTTCATACTTGGTAGAGGATTGAATATTGGAAACGATATCCATGAGTACGCTAAAAGTGAGTTACCTACTTATAGACTTATATCTGAGGTTCCGGCCAAAGATGGTGCTTTCAATCAGGATTTAATGGGCAAGGCTAACGCCAGAGACATTAGAAGACTTAAGAGTGCAGTATCTGGGGGTGACGACCTAGACTACAGTACTCTGACAGCACCTGAGAAAGCAATAATCAACACAAACACTCAACTAAACAAAGACATGGGGATGGATGATGCTTCGGCATTAGCTTCTTCGTTATCTTGTTCTAGAGCCGCAATTGATAAACTACGTAATCCGTAGATTTATCCTCCCTACCACTGGGTGGGGTTGGATAAGTTTATAAAACTTTCGAGTTGTGACAGACAATCACGACTTAGACTATTCAGTGTCACTTGAACTTCGCATTCATTGGGAGCTCAAGAGGAATAGTAATATTGTATAGATAATTCTAACGAATATTCTAACTGTTATTCTAGCCATAATTGGTCGGAGGAGAAGCTTGGAATGAAGAGGGACCACCGAACGAAGTGAGGTGTCTCATCATGTATTTACAACACATATATCTTCAACACACTCCAAGCTAAGCCTCCAACAATGCTTGCACCTTGACTGTTCACTGTAATACCAGCATGAATTCATCCAAGGAGAAGCTAAGAACCACCGAGCGATAGCGAGGTGCTCTAACTTTAGCCTAAGATGAGTCTCATGCGTGTGTGAGGGGAGAGTGATATGAATGTAGTGCTATTTTGTGTAAATCACATTTCCAACTACTAAACTCAAATCATACCCTTTGTGCATCTTAAACCTAAAGCCAACCTAAATACATACCGTTGCATTTAAGTGGGTTTTAGCCCAAGCAGAGAGAACTGTAACAAACTCAAAAGGAACATATAATGACAAAGACAACAAAACAATTCATGAGAATACTTGAAGACGCAAACTCAGCAGCAGTTGCTGCAACTACTCTACTCGTCGAGAACGAGGAGATAAGTGAGTTTGAATTCATTTATGAAATAAATAATGAGTGGTCTATCAAAGTAAATAGAACCTCTGAGAAACCAAGTGTAGTGCTTGAGCAATATAAAGAAGATGAGGAAGGGTACAAAGACTTTGTAAACAAATCAATCTACCACTGGTATGAAGAGGATTGTGATTACATGGAGTGTTTTGATTGGTTTATCCTTCAAAACAAGCCAATGGTTTAATCCATTGAAACCCTTGTTTAGACAAGAGGGTTTTGATGGGCGTTCATCGGAACGTACCAAAACAGTACCACTCTGTAACAAATGTGGAAAGGAGTATGTAATGAGAAAACCGTTAACGCTTGAGCAACTACAAGTTGTTCTTAGCAACCATAGAAGACCTTGGTATTCAAGAGTACCAGGATATGTGTTTGGATTTAGTGTCGGAGTTGTTAGCACCCTTGTTGGGTGGTCGATTGTATACGCATTTAGGTTTATATTGGAGGTGTTGTAATGTCTGTAAGAACTATAACACTCTTAATCCTACGTAAGAAGCAGTCTGAGGCAGAAGCGTACATGAATGTACGTGTATATGCTGAGTGGCAATGTGGTCAATCTGACCATGACAATGAAGCGGATGAGCATTTCGATAAGCTTATGAAACAAGCCATCGAAGTGTATGAAGACAACAGTGTTTACTGGAACATGTCTGACGAGACTAGAACACAAATTGAAGAATTTGTAGCTAGTGTCCTTGAGGAGTTTACTACTGATAGTAAGCTCTGGCTCAGCAATTACTAGAACCACACTCATCCTAAGTATG